AAGTTCCAGCTGGCCCTTCCGCCTTCGGCGGAGGATCGTCTGGTGGCTGCATCGGGTCCTCAGGACATGCGAGCTGCGTTCGCTCAGGTGTACGCCGAAGTGACCGGCATGGCCAAGGGTTTCTCTACCGAGGGCGATGTCCTCACCCAGACCATCGACGGTCGCGACCTCAACGAGATGTGGACCGAGTTCAACCGAGTTTTGGGCTTCTGGAACGATGCGAGGTCGAGCATCGTCTCGGCCCTGACGTTCGGTGTTGCCACTCCGGTGGAGGACGTTCCTCAGGTCACCACTGACGAGTTTGAAGAGGCTTCCGAGTTCGGTGTGCCGAAGGGCATCCGAGGCGGAGCGTTCTTCTCGCTGGCGTACGACTTCAAGTGGTACGACCTCGCGGCTCGCTTCACGTGGAAGTTCCTGGCTGAGGCTACTACGGCTCAGGTCGAGGCTGTCCACAACATGGCGCTCGAGGCAGACAATCGTCTGGTCTTCGGCAAGGTGCTCAAGGCGATCTTCAACAACGTCAACCGAGTCACCGACATCCGGAACCAGCCGTTCACCGTCTACCCCTTCTACAACAATGACGGCACCACGCCGCCGCCGTGGAAGAACGAGACCCATGCGAGCTCCCACGACCATTACCTGTCGCTGGGCGCTTCGCTGACGTCGGCCGACTTGGACCTCATGGAGACGCATCTGAAGCACCACGGTTACGGTGCCCAGAACAACTCCACGATGTACGTGTTGGTTAACACGGCCGAGCTTGCGACCATCCGGAACTTCCGAGTGGCTACCGGCTCGTCCTACGACTTCATCCCTTCCGCTGGTCAGGCTCCGGTGTTCTACACCAATCCGGGCCAGGTGCTCCCCGCCGGAGCTGCGGCGGGTGTGCCTCCGACCTTCGGTGGCATGCGTGTCGCTGGTCGGTACGGCAACTGGATCGTCGTCGAGGAGGACTACATCCCCGCTGGATACCTGTTCGGCTTCGCAACGGGCGGCGACAACGCTGCGACGAACCCCGTCGGCTTCCGGGAGCACGCCAACACGGCTCTCCGTGGTCTGCGGATCGTCAAGGGCCGCGAGCCGGACTACCCGCTGATCGACTCGTACTACCAGCGAGGCTTCGGCACGGGCGTCCGTCATCGTGGCGCAGGCGTCATCGGTCAGGTCACGGCGGGGGCGTACTCCATTCCCGCTGCGTACGCCTGATCCAACTCCGATCAGTGACCCCTGTCGAGCTCAGGACGGAGAGTTCGGCCGGGGTCACTGTCGGGTCAAACCGAGAAAGGTTGCGATAAGCATGGATGATCTTCAGAAGGTACACGGTCCCAAGAACGCTCCGTTTGAGCGAGAGTTGAATCTTCGCTTCGGCGGTTACGGGCGGATCCTTCCCTCCGAGCATGGGGCAACAGCCCGTTGGTCAGGAGCACGCTGGCACGATCAGTCCTCAGGAACCTCCGTTCGAGGAGAACGACTACGCCAACTGGACGAAGGCCGAGCTCCAGTCCGAGATCGACGAGCGCAACGAGGGTCGTGAGGAGGATGAGGTCCTGAGCCGCACGGGCGCCAAGGACCATCTCATCGCGGTGCTCGAGGGCGACGACGCTGAGGACGAGGTTGGCTGATGTCCACGCCTGAGGCGATCACTGACGTTCGCGAGAAGACCAACGAGTTCACCGACGATCCCTGGGCGGATCAGGAGATCTCGGACATGATCGATGAGGCGGGCAGCAATGACGCCGCCGCTGCGATCATTTGGCGAAAGAAGGCCGCGAAGTATGCGGATCTCGTGAACGTCAGTGAGGCCGGGGCGTCTCAGGCACTCAGCGATCTCTACGATCGAGCACTCAAGCAGGCTCTTCACTTCGAAAGCGAAAGCGGCGTTGATCCGGTCATCCCTTCGATGGGTCCTGCTCAGGTGCACGTCATCCGGAGGACGTCGTGAACGTAGACGTCTCCAACAAGATCACGAAGGAGTTCATCAAGTTCAACCCGATTGTCATTGTGCTGCGCAGGCGAAGGAAGATTCCGGTACCAGGAGGCGGGTGGAAGTGGGTGGACGACTCTCTCATCCCTGCGCAGACCTGTCGGTTGGTTCGTCGGAACAATGCTTCTGATGCGTATCGGCGAACTTTGTCCGACGGTCGCATCGTCGTGGAAGAGGCTCGGCTCGTTTTCGAAATTGGCGCCAACGTGCAGGACGGGGATCTGTTCCAGCACGGAGACACGACCTGGGAGATTTCTCGGGTCACTGGCATGTTGTCCACGTCTGCTGAGGTGTTTCGTCATGATTGAGTTCACCTTCAACACTTTGACTCCTGGGTTGGATGCAGCGGTGGCGGCTGTCGGAACGAAGATTGACGCGATCCTTCAGCACTACGAGGTTCAGGCTCAGAACGACATGCGAATAAGCGCTCCGTGGAAAGACCAGACGGGCAACGCTCGTCAGGGATTGTTCGCTCAGGCGATCATCACGGCGGGCAGTGGCGTGCGAGGCCGGGATTCAACAGGTCGGTTCACATCCGGCGCTGACGAACACGCACTCGTTCTGTATCACACCGTTCCCTACGGTCTCTTTCTGGAGACTAAGAACAGCGGTGTCTACAGGGTCATCGTTCCGACCATGGAAGTCATCGGTCCGCAGATCATGAACGATCTTCGAGTCATCATGGCGGTCCTATGAGTTCCGTCGACTGGCGCATCTGGCTCTTCGATCGTCTCCGTGAGAACACGGGCGTCACGGAGCTGGTTCCTGTGGAGTCCATGTACGGAGCCGGGAGCCTGGAGGCTTCACCGGCCGACAAGCCGTTCGTGGTGATCCACGTGGGTTCGGAAGTCACTGAGATCCCAGGGATCTCTCGGACGATGGCAACTGTCTGGGCACATGACGAAGTAGGTAACTACCTGACAATCGATGACCTTCTCCAGCGTGTGCGAAACACGTTGTGTGGTAACGGAGAGACGACGGGCCAAGTGTTGACCTCGGGTGGCATTGCTGCCCGTTGGGTGGGCGACGGTCCTGACCAATCCGATCCGGTGCTCGGCACATTGATGCGGAGCAGTACATATCGACTCCTAGGGAGGAACGGCAATGTCTGACGTCTATCTCCGATACCAGGGGAGGGCAAGCGTTCGGAGCTTCGTCAAGGACGACTTCGCTCGCCACACGATCAACGACCAGGGTGACGTTGAGTTCAACCAGGGAAACCATTGGACCGCAAGGGTTTCTCGGAAGGCGGCCGAGCTCCTGCTTCCCTCTGGTGAGTTCGAGAAGCTCAGCGAGAAGCAGTTCGAGGCCGACGTCCTCGCCCGGGAGACTGAGGAGCCGACTCAGGAGGTTCCGTTGCCCGGAGAGGCTGTCCCGGGTGAGAAGCTGGCCGCCCACCCTCCCGAGGCCTCTCAGGCCGACATGGGGGTCGACAGGCCCGACTACGCCGCTTGGGACAAGGCTGCGCTTCTGGCCGAGATCGATCTGCGCAACGTGGACCGTGACGAGGAGGATCAGCTGAAGCGCAGTGGTACGAAGGAAGATCTGGTCGCGGTGCTCGTGGCGGATAACGAGAGCTGATCGATGGAACTGCGATGCCAGTACCGACTCCACGGACACGTGGACGACGGGGTCCTAGAGATCGCTTGTCGTTCACGGTTCTGCGGAAAGGTACCCGGCGTCGTTGTGGTTCATCGATACGACCTGGCAACCGGGAAGCTGATCGAGACGAAACGCTTCAGAGATCCGGTGAAGGAAGAACCCGAGATGGGTGGCGGACAGGTAACCAAGCGAGACGCCCCAAAGGAGAAGAGCAATGGCACTCGGGATCGCATATCCCTTCGGCATCCGTGACATTCGGATCACGCCGATCACCAACGCTGCCACTGAGGCCCTGGGTACTCCCCTCGACCTCCCTGCGGCGAGAACCCTCAGCTTCACCGAGGCTGAGGACTTCGAAGAGCTTCGAGGCGACGACAAGCTCCTTCTGTCTCGAGGCACTGGCCCTCGGATCGAGTGGGAGCTGGAGGCCGGCGGTGTCGAGCTCTCCGTCTACAACGCCATGATCGGCGGCACGCTCTCCGAGACCGGTACCACGCCGAACCAGGTCAAGAAGGTCCGCAAGCTCGCGACGCAGGCTCGGCCGTACTTCAAGGTCGAAGGCCAGGCCATGAGCGACACGGGTGGAGACGTGCATGTCGTGATCTTCCGTTGCCGAGCAACCGGTGACGTCGAGGGTGAATTCAGCGACGGCAACTTCTACCTCACCACGTGCTCCGGCACGGCTTTCCCGTCGGTGGCTGGCGGCCAGACGGACGCCCTGTACGACCTCATCTACAACGAGACGATCACCAACATCGCCTGATAGCTGGGCGTTTCATCCGAAGCAAGCCACGGAGACCAAGGAGTCCAGATGGCAAACACCAAAGCAAGCACCGGAAGAACCACTCCCGTAGGGACCAAGCCTCCGGCCAAGAAGAAGGTCACTTCCGCCAAGAACTGGAAGTCCAGCGCACGTACGCCGGTTGAGCTCGAGCTCCCGAGCGGGAACATCTGCCTGGCCATCAACAAGGGCATGCGAGTCTTCCTCGAAGAAGGCAAGATCCCCAACAGCCTGATGGAGATCGTGACGAAGTCCATCGAGGGTGCCGAGGGCAAGACGACGAAGGGCCAGGCCGCTATGGCCGAGGCCGCCGAAGACCCGAAGATGCTCGCTGACATGATTGTCATGATCGACAACGCTCTCGTGATGTGCGTGGTTGAGCCTGTGATCATGCCGATGCCAACCCAGGTGATTGACGACAAGGAAGTGATCGACGAGTCCGTTAAGGACCCCGACCTCCTGTACGTCGATGAGGTGGACATGGAAGACAAGATGTTCATCTTCCAGTGGTGCGTCGGAGGTACGGACAGCGTCGAGAAATTTCGTGAGGAATTCGCAGGAACTCTGGCGGACGTACCAAGCGGCGAGTGAGTGGCACAAGCGACCTAGCGAGGTCATCGGCATTCTCGAAGAGTCGATGGAGCAGGATGGTGGGTTCACCGCCTATTGCTTTGACGAGGCAGTGCACTACTTCGGTTCCTACGTCACTACGGCTGTAGAGCAGGCAAAGGGTAAGACGGAGCAGCAACGAAAAGGAGCTGCCGAAAACATTCTTCGCAAGTATCTAGGAATGCCTACGAAGTTCAGAGACATTGGCGAATTGGGCAGGCACAAAGTAGATGCCTCAGCACGTCCGGATCCGCCTTTTCCCATGGAAACGTGAGGAGGTGAGCAATGTCAGATCTAGGGACAGCGAGAGGCAAAATCGTCATTGACCCCAGTGGGGCGTCTCGAGGATATGGCATTGCCAAGAAGGCGGATCAGGACTACCACGACTCGGTCCAACGGAACTCGAAGGCCATCAAGAAGACCGGCGCGATCATGGCCGGTACGGGTGCTGTTATTGCGGTGGGGTTCGGTGCGGCTATCAAGGCTGCGGCGAACTTCGAAGAGAGAATTGATGCAATTGGGGCGGTCTCGGGAGCGTCGGGCAAGCAGCTAGACGAGATAAGCAAGAAGGCGCTTCAGCTAGGCGCCGACTCTGCGTTTTCTGCTTCCGAGGCCGCCGGAGCAATGGAGGAACTCGTCAAGGCGGGCGTCCCCATTGCCGATGTGATCAACGGTGCGGCTGACGCCACGGTCAACCTTGCTGCGGCGGGCGGAGTAGATCTAGTCAAGGCCGCAGAGCTTGCGGGCGCAGCCTTGAACGTGTTCGGCCTCAGCGGCAAGGACATGGAGAATGTTGCCAACCTGATCGCAGGAGCGGCTAACGCTTCTTCGATGAGCGTTGAAGACTTCGCTATGGCATTGCAGCAGGCTGGCGGTCCGGCGGCTCTCGCTGGGCTGAGCTTTGACG